GTTTTAATGGATTCTTTTACTTGTTGGGCCACTTCGACGACTTCGTCTGTGATAATATTAGCCTTGTGGAGCTTCCTCATGGCGAGGTGAAAGTTGTTGGGGCATACTTTGTGAATGTTACTGGCGATGATACGAGTCGCGAGAACTTCGTAGTCTGGATCTGATGTGATCATCCCGATACAAATTTCAGCGGATAGAATGTCGATTTCCTGAGTAGTGATATTGTCATACATCGATGAAAAAACCTGTTGCGCAATTTTTTGAGAGTCAACTTTATCTGAAAGTCCAGACGTTAAATTCTTGATCCTATTGGTGACATTGTCAAATTTCATATCCTCAATACGACCTGAGCGTTTAGTGACCCTCATATAACTATTAATCAAATTTTATTTTTAAACTACTTCATGCACTTCTCGAAATCTGCGCTCCTCACAGTTGCGGGACCCAAAGTTTCGAACTTTCTGTCAGGTTGAGTGAGATACGTGTTTACGTAGAATGGACCAAGCTCCCCAGGTTTTGACACCGGGGGGTAAGATCCGACAAAGCAGGCTGGGGGTTTGCATGGGATCTCCTCTACAGAGTTTGGCTTAGAGTCAAAAACATTAAAGTCAGCGGGATTCAACATTTAATATTTACGGATGTTTTTTTTCGTAGACTATATTAAATGAACCAACAGGTTGAGACCCCCCTCAACAAATTGTTTTTTTCCTCCCTCAACAAGGATTTCGTTCAACGTGGAATTCGTCAGACTTTTAAGAACAGGACTGGTATCGCTATAGACTACCAAAACCCCAATGATGTATACAGTATCATGCGTGCTGTCTTTATCAACAACTCTGGAGATCATTACAATAACATCAACAACCAAGTCAAGAACATGAACATCCGTGTCATAGACGCTACTATCGATCAAATCCAAACCGGTGTATCACAGTATATGACTTATGCGAGTGAAATAGAAACAACCGCTGAACCCATGGATAGACCCGTAAATACCAGCACTGCTGGAAAGAAATTACCCCGCAATAAAATTGGTATCAATTAAAGATTTGACTTGACTACTTAGTAAGGAAATGAGTTTGAACTACTACAAGACAGAAACTGAAAAGATCTGTAAAAAGAAAGGTTGGGATAGAGCTGCGGTGGATACAGTGTGGCTCCTATTAACTGAGGAATTCGGGGAACTAGCCTCAGCGATCCGTCAATATAAGAAGACCTTCAAGAAGACCAACCTGAAAAAGGAGCGGGGAACTGATGTGATGATGGAAATGGGTGATGTTTTTAGTTACCTCTTTCAATTGGCTCACATGTTGAACGTCGATCTAGATAAAATGTGGCAAGAGCATCAAACAAAAATGATAGATAAAAAATATTATCTGACGTAATAACAAGAATGAGTAATTTTATGCTAGATGACAAACATTCTATGGATAAATTAAATCCATTTGTCGTACATGATTTCTCCCTTCCAGGAGGAATACGACAAACTGATAGAACAGAAGTTGGTGAATATTTTAATAAAGATGCTACAATTAAAAAACAACCTAGTGGCAAGAATCTATGTGAAAAACAGAAGGTACAAACTCTTATGAATGCGGTCATTCACCCCAAGCTTAACATCGATTACGGTGTTTCTTGTAAAAAACAACCGGTTTTTCCCAGTGTCAGTGTGGGTGTTTCAGAGTTAAAAAAGGGACCAGTGTGGGTATACCTCGCTCCTCTCGTCATTCTCACGTTAATTGTTGCAGTACGGAGATGAAATATGTCAGATGTTTCTTTGATATAGACGTCTGAATGATACCTGGTATGTATTTCTTGGGAAATTTAGTAACAAAATCCACTTGCCAAGCACTTTCCATATTTATGCGAGGTGGTTGAAATGTGGGGTCAAGAATTTTGATAGAATTCATCAACCTGATGTAAAAACGTGGATCCTGTTTTGTATATAGAAGATGATCTAAATACAATTCAGCCATTCGTTGGAGAACCTCGATTGTCTTTACAACCATAGCGTCCAAGAATTTATAATAGTCCGCAGAGCTAGTAAAATTCCACGAAATTTGAGTCCAGTCTCCAATTGGTTGGGTGTTTAAGTAATCTGTATAGGTTCTATACTTCATAAGTTTACTTTCCCATTGGTCGTAAGTGATCTCTACGTAGTTCAAATCTGAATCTACGTCATAAACATACTTAGCAGTAGAGAGAATGTTGATGGACATATACATAAAGTACACTCTATTCTCTAAGTTCCAATATCTTCAAAAATATACACCTAAGTCACCGGTATTTACATGAAAAGGTACGTTCAAAAATGTATTCATCTATCGCGAATAACAGTTTTTCCTTCCTACTCACCCTAGATGAGATTCGTAAACAGTTACCAGATGATCTCTGCCCTTCGTGGGTGAAAATCACGACGATCACTATGATATCAAGCTTTGTCCATAAAATAGATATAAAACGGTTGAGGGCTGCATTTGAAACAATCGGAACCTACAAGATGAGGCGTGAAAATTCAGACATGGAGGGTTTTGAGTGGAAGTTAAAACCCACCTCATTCTACAACCAAGTCACCTTGACGTATAACGATACCTACAGCACAAAATCAGTCAAAGTATTCCCCAATGGGAGTGTTCAAGTCGCCGGTTGTTGCGACCTTTTCGATTGTAAACGTGTCATTACGCAACTCACCTTCATATTAAAAAAATTCTTGGATATGGAGGTAGATATTCCAGTTGATTCATTTAGGGTCGTGATGATAAACTCGAACTTCAGTCTAAACTACAACGTGAATCTACACCAAGTTGCCAACTGGTTTGAGAAATACGATGATATATTCAAAGTGTCGTTTGAACCTGATCGTTATTCAGCTGTGAAGATCAAATTCAAACCATCGGAAGACATGAAAGAGATTACAACCAGTATCTTCAGCACCGGTAAAATAATCATCACAGGAGCTGAGACCCTAAAAGAAATCGCGTTCGCTTACAGGATCATCAATCAGCACATCAACGAAAATAATCAAATTCGGGTTTCTCCAACAGAGGATACAGATGTTTTTGATATTTACCTTGGTTATGAACGTGATCCCATGATCAAACACTTGAGGGAAAAAGGTTTCCAGTCTTGGATGCAAACCATTACCAACCGCAGAATTAATTTCTAAATTTATAATAACACACTATGTCTCAACGACTTGGAATGGCGGACGGCAGGTGCTTTACTGTGCAAACATCAGCCCAATTACTTAACAATCACATCATGAAGAAAAATGGAATCACATTCGAGGATAATTACTCTTTCAGGCAACTTCTTCAAAAACAGGGGCCCACCGTGATGAAGGCTGTTCAGGCCGAGCAGGGGACGGGTAGTTGCAACACCTGCGACAAACCCCTATTGAAAACACCCAACACGTATTAAGTGAGAAAAATCTTCAAAAAAACTTTACACCAATACTCTAGAATGCATACATGTTCTATATGTCTCAATGACGTCAGGGCTACGAGGGCAAATCCTCGGCTCAGATGTGGACATGTGTTTCATTCCCACTGTCTAGAGGAATGGAAAAAAAAAGGTAAGAATACGTGCCCAATATGTAGAAAGATATTCGATACTACAAAGTTTAAGGTGGTAGTGACGATACAAAACAATGTTACAGTAGCTTCAAACTCTGTGACATTGACTGAAGATTCGATATTTAGCGTTTTAGATATATTTGATATTAATTTTGATATTGAAACCCTACCTGATTTAGACAGTATTCTTAGTGACCTTGGGGTGAGTCTTTCCGACTTTGATTCCTCTATTCTTGACACAGAATGAACTACAGTATCTCTCATAGTTCAGGCCAGGGTAGTTTCTCGAACACTTGCGAGGATCCTTAATGATTTTACCCTTTGCGTCGGTTAAAAGTGGACCGGTAGCCCAGCCACGTTTATGACTAAACACATTAGCCTTGAACGTTATACGCTTACCTACCTTGAAAGCACCTCCCCTTTTAATCCTCGATTCAGGCACTTTGAAAAATTTAGCCACTGACCCGATTGTATCACCCAGTTTGATCTTATACTCAATTACACCATGCTGTTTATAGAAGTGAAAATCACCCTGTCTGATATAGTTTGAAGCCCTCCCAGGTGAAACGAACATCATGACTTTGAAGTATCCTTTTTTACATTTTGTCGTTGCACCCGTCTTGTACACCTTTTTGGGGTTGTCTGATATTACGCGCTTAGGGAGTCCAGTGCAATGGGTATAGTTGTGGTTTCTACTCGATAGACCAGAACGATCACCTGGTATAGATTTCTGCCATCTGTACGACTCGTAATCACCTACCGCGTACGCGTAACAATTATTGTTATCAACACCTGTCGAAGATCCCCACCGTCTAGAAGTATATTTACTTTCGTTGCCGCTCAGGGGGAGGTGTTTCATCGTACATTGTACTCAGAAAAAAATATTTACTTTTATTAAATGTTACACTCCGGGAATGCCAAAGCTCAAAATAGGTCAGAAATGCTTCGGGAACTTCTGATGTCTGTGCTCAATCTTCTGATCACCACGTTAGTCCTCCGCCTTGTGTGGAACACGACCCTCGTCAAGCACATCGACATCTTGAAGCCCATCAAAACACTCTTTGACGCGTTCATCCTCTCTCTTTCCATTCAGGTTGTGAGAGGTATCTAAAATTCTTTATACCCTACAGTCTTTTTACCGGAGGGATCTACAGTAGTCGGGAAGGCGGTCATACCATCACATCCACCCTTGTCACAATCGACGAAGGTGTATGGCTTTCCTGACTTTTTCATATAGTCCAACTGTTTACGAGTCCAACCACAACCCATGGTCCCGTAAATAGTATATTTAGGTCCACCCATCTTTTTGGGGGAAATTTGATACAGTGTCAGTACGACAATTAAGATTAGAGCGACGATGAGAAACATTTATTATGAACTAAGATTTAATTTTCGCATTTTTCTGACCATCGATTCAGTTTTTGCCCACTGATTGATACCATTTTTCTTCAACGCCTTCTCATACGACGCCCTGTATTTGTAAACACGCTTCTTCCCATCCACATTCGTAAATTTGTATTCAGGTCTCTTAACAGGTTTAGACACCTTGAAAGCTGCAACCGCACGCGCATACGCATTCTTACCACCACTTGTTTTGGGTGCGGGCGCTTTAGTGATGATGACTCTCTTAGTGGGTCGTTTGAGGATTGTTTTGAGGACTGACATGACTCGACGTTCCTTTATCTCACCGGTGAAAAAGGGGTCTCCCAAAACTTTCTTAAATCCCGGGATATCCCCCTTACCCTCGTTGAAACCAAGACGACGTATAATCGTGTAATTTCCAGATTTACGTTTCATTAACACAACACCTAGATACTTCGTAGGGATGAGAGACCTTATAAATTGATGTATCTTACGCTCATCCCCATTTTTGGGTCTAACCACTTTATCCCAAATGGTATTCAGGAAGGTGTGTAAATCATATAGGGGGTGGGATGTCTTGGATATTCCCACATGTTCGTATCCACCGGATGAAACCATGGGATTGGATATCCTAGGAAAAACCGATAATCCAAAATCAATCATAACAGCTTCAACACCACCATTTGAGATCTTGTACGATTGATTTTCCCCCAAACGTATCACGATGTCCTTAGTTGGCACGGGGCGTATGAGAACGTTACCACCGTGAAGATCGTGATGTCTGAATGTAGGGAATTTCTGTCTGATTCTGTACAGGTTATACAAAATTTGGAGCATGACAGACTTTATCGCTTCTAGGGACGGGCTGCTAGTATTCCACCAAGTATCGAGATCTTTACCGTTGATGAGTTCTAGATAAAGAATGTCCACACCGTCACATTTCTTGTACAGATACATTTCGGGAACACCGTAACTTTTCAAACGTTTTGCAACCTTGTATTCGAACGCGGCTGACCCAAGTGAATTCTTCTTCGTGTCTATCTCTTTATAGGCGACATATCGACGACCATTGTTGTTTATACTCCCCTTGTATACCTTACCGTATTCACCCTGACCCAATATCTGGCCTTTGGTGGTCTTTAAAAATTTACCTGGCGTGCAAGCCTTCTTACCACGCAACACTTTCTTGAGATTTCTCTCGATGTTGGTTGACATCTAATTTATTATCTGTATATATTTTAATAATGAGTGTTGAAATTGTCACTTATGCCAATAAGTCGCAGGGTATGTTTGAAGAATTGGTTAACAATAAGTATGATGTGCCCATAAAAGTATTAGGTTGGGGTACGAAGTGGAATGGATTCACAGACAAATACAAGGGAATGTCTGAATACCTAGAGACTAAGAGGGATGAAGACATTGTCATTTTCTTGGATGGTTTCGATACCAAGATAAATAAAGACCCTCACCATGTCGTAGAATTATTTGAAAAGTGTGATTGCAAGGTGTTGGTGTCAAAAAATCCACCATGGCCTTTTCAAAAATTAATATTCGGGACATGTGATGAATCAATTGCTAATTCTGGAATGTACGTGGGATACAGCAAATATCTCAAAAAGTTTATAGACGAAGCTTTGAAACTGAAATGTAAAGACGACCAGAGAAATCTCAACACAGTGTGTCATGGTAACGAATATATTAAGGTTGACAAGGGTGAAATTATTTTTAAAAATGTAAACCCATTCCAAAATGATATAAATCTAAACGCTATTTTCGTCTCGTATCCAGGAACTCTGGGTATAGATAGATACACTAGAGGGTTTTTCGAATACACACAATTTGTATATATATACATAGTGTGTCTACTCGTGGGTAGTTTGGTATTTTTTCCCAAGTACAAGAATCAAATCATCTCTGTACTTGTTGCGTTTTTAAGTTTTTATGTAGTGTTTGCTGACAAATCTTGTACTTATTGAATTACACATTTACTAGTTTCATTTCTACTCTCCAAAAAGCCACTGGCAATATTCGTTTCCTGTTCATACAACTCGTTGTAGAACATCTTGTCATATGTAAATTCAGACAACCGTGACTCAATCAATCTTTGTTCATAAATAACAACATTGTCATCCACGATCTGTTTGATGATGATACTATCACCCTCCTTGAAATATATAATCTCGAGATTTGTTCCCTCTTTGAAATAACTTTTCATATGTAATAACGTTTGATATTTATTTTACTATTTATTCTTCATCCACCTCATCCTCGATGTCATCAACATCCTCGTCACCAGCTTCTGGGAGGTTTAGACCCTGGAAAGCAAATGAAGGTAACTTGGCCGACTGCTCGAAAAGAGCCTGTTGAAGACGAATTGTCACGCCGAACTTGTTATCGATGAACCAAATCTGGTTGAGATCAATGATGGCCATAGCCTTTTGGCCCTTATCGATACTGTCAAGTGTCACCTGTTCCTTTTGCATCGAGTAGCACTCGGGAACAAATGTACCATCAGGTTTCGTGAGAACCTTGAGTTTGATGGTGGGTGCGTACTGCTCCTTACCGGGCTTTACGATCGGCTTGTAGAGGGCCTCCTTGAGAACAGCGACGTTGAACTCCTTACCGAGCCACTCCTTAGAGTTGTTGGCCACCGTGTTCACGATGATATCGTCAAGTTCCTTGAGCTTGGCGTGAAGTTCCATGGCTTCGGGGTTCTCAGAGTCGAAGGAAAGATCGAGGGAGTAAGAAGTCCGACCGGTACCCTCGTCAGTGAAGGCGCTCAAACCGTAAGGAGACCGCATGAAAGGGAATTGAATGTAGATTTTTTTGTTGTCGCCTGCGTTTAGGTAGACAGCTTTACCGCCATTCTTGTTCTTGCGAAGTTTTGAGAACTGCACAGAGGCAGCGGAGAATTCAGAGGATTGCTGGATAGAGAGCGACATTTGTAGTTGGTTATATATAATGTAGTAGTCATTTCTTTAATTAAATTAATTCTCTATATATTTTTCATTTTTTTTTCCCGATACGCCGTTTAGGGTTTTAGGGTTACAGGGAGCTACATCGAACGTGACGGATGGTTCCTTCATACTCGTATGAAATCTCGAGGTCGGGCGAGAACTCGCGTTTTAGATATTTTAGATATTCACCAGGACCCATTTTTTGATTTCGTCTTCTTCTTTTCAGTGTCTGTGAGCTCGGTGGCTTTAGGGTTTCTCGTCTCTCTCTCTCATCTAGAAGTTTCTTTAGCCATAAGTCCATTCTGACAATATCTTCACCAGACAATACCATATCTGGCCCGCGTGGCATCGGTTGGATTTTTCGATTCAGGCAATGTACAAAAGTTTTAGGATAACCCCCATGCCTTAAACCTCCGATGTATTCACTTTCTCCCAGGCGCGTGCGCCTCTCAAACCCTGAACGGTGTACGTCAAACCCGAAACCTGGGTCCTGGTGAATCCTCCCTCGAAGTAAACATATTCCATCGTCGAGTTCGTCGTCATCGCCGGGAAATTCCACCCAACGGGGGGTAAGTTCATTGCGAAAGTGTTCATACGCCTTCCAGTCGAACTCTATTTCACAACGACGCCAAACTCTATCTGCACCATCGACACGTCGCATAAATCCAGTGCTTCTACTTTTTTTCCAACGATCGTCAAACTGTGCGTAAAATTCCTTGTAATGCGCTTTTCTCTCTTTCTCATCTGGGATGGTTTCTCGTCTCTCTTTCTCATCTAGGAGGAGCTTCAGCGATAATTCAAATGCCTTCCTCGCCATTTTCATCACCGTTACGTGTTCCCCAACCACCCCACTGTCGATGTAATGTAGGGCCTGGCTACTCCTATCTCGAAGTAAACGTATTCCCATGTCGAGATCGGAGTCAAAAGCATACACGGCAGCGACCGCCCGATTCATCGTCATTCTCAAGCGCTCATCAGTAGAAGAAAACTCATCTCCATGGTACAGCCCTAGGGTTTCTAGTCTCTCTTTCTTACCCTCAAGTTTCTTTAACCATAATTTCATTTTGACAATATCTTGGGTTTTCCCTGTATCGGTGCATATGGGGCCCTGTTCTATCCTTTCTTCAAGTAATTCTATAGAATAGTCAAAAAAATCCCCGTCACCAACATTAACTGACTCGGGTAGGTTCGGGGGTTCTCCGAGATGTTTCACCCACCCTTCGATCAGTTTCAAGACTTGGGCATCGGATGCGGGTGTATTATCACACCGCCAACCTTTGCGATCGTGGCGGAGCCCTGGTCTTCTTTTTGACTTAAAATCGAGATTTCCCCAAGAATCGGGATTTTCCCAAGATTCATCATCGGATGTAGTCCATGGAGGATCGGGGATTTTTTCATCGTGTGCCCATGCCCTAAAATACATCGACAGTAGGGTTGGGGAACACGTATCGGTGTTGGACAATTCAGATTCAGAATCGGTGGATGTAGCAGATTCTTTGGATTCATCATCGGATTCAGAATCGGTAGGCCCTATAGGTAAATATCTAAAATATCGCTTGGGCATTTTGGGAGTTAAAACTCAAAAAAATTTATAGGTTAAGGGATTTTTCAAAAAAAGGGGGTAGTTTTTTGAAATCTGAAAAATTTGCTTTCACTTTTTCGTGCCCGACGGGGTGCAGCACGATTTAAACCAAAAATTAGGATTCACGAAAATTTCGAAATCGTGCCAGGTGTGGGTGGAAATGACGACTGATGGAAATTTTTGACCAAAATAGTCAATCGATGGACTTGGACCGTTTAGGTTATGGGTCCATCTTTGGGGGAGT